GTGGAATCAGGCGCTCCCGGCGAGCTACTTTCTGCGGACACGTTCTTCGTCGACACGCTGAAGAGGGGCGGCAAGGTCTATCTGCACGCGGTCGTCGACACCTTCGGCAGCTACGCCTTCGGCTTCCTGCATGTTTCCAAGCAGCCCGAGGCGGCGGTGGCGGTGCTGCACAACGACGTGCTGCCCTTCTACCGCGCCCTGGACCTGCCGGTGAAGGCGGTGCTGACCGATAACGGTCGCGAATTCTGCGGCACCGAAAAGCACCCCTACGAGCTCTATCTCGACCTCAACGCCATCGAGCACCGCCGCACCAAGGTCCGTACGCCGAAGACCAACGGCTTCGTCGAGCGGTTCAACGGCACGGTGCTGGAGGAGTTCTTCCGCGTGAAGATGCGCGAGACCTTCTACGAGACCGTCGAGGCGCTCCAGGCCGATCTCGACGCTTGGCTGTTTCATTACAACACCGAGCGCCCGCATATGGGCTACCGAAACATGGGGCGACGTCCCATCGAAACCGTCATGTCATTCGTTAGTCAAGAAGGTTAAGTGGACAGCGCCATGCCTTTGGCATAAATGCACAGGGCGCCGGGCTGTTTGTTCTGGCCTACGGGCTTGGCTTCGGCGCAGCCGGTATCGGGTTGGGGTTCTTGGCGCCACGAATTTCCCGAGGCTATATGCTCACGATCTTCGTCTGTCTCGTGCTGAGCTACGGTGGATGGCGCTTCGCCCTGACGTCTCCGGCTTCGGCGTTCCTCGCAGCCATTGTCTGGGGCGGATTGAACCAACTGGGCCTGAATGCCCTCGTAGTCTCTCTGAACCGGCAGGCGGTGGCCGCACGCGGCGCGGTGATGGGGCTCAACAGTGCTGTAACCTATTCGGCTGTCTTCGCGGGGCCCGCGATCATGGGGCCGCTCTATACCGCGTTCGGGTTTTCAGGCGCCACCGTCATGGCAGCCGTATCCGTGTCCGTTGGCGCTTCACTCGCCTGGAGGAACCTCTGATCGGCAACGTCCGCTCTGGACCTTGGCGGCTCCAGGGCGTGCTGCAACCGCGCTGAACGGACGCTTTCGTGATCCACAGGCAGCAGAGGCCGGGGCGCACAACGGCAGCTATCGGCAGCGAGCGTCCAAGTGGGGGGGGGGTGGTCGTCAGCCACGGGCGAAAATTCCATAGCTGGAATCGACGCCCTCAGCGGGCAATGTGGACCACGCCGCTTCTCGCGTGGTCCACAATCGCGATTTTACATTCAAATTCAGATGATTAATTTTGGGATGGTGGGCCGAGAGGGAATCGAACCCCCGCTGTCGATGGGTGTAAACCATCCGCTCTACCCCTGAGCTATCGGCCCCCGGATCCGGCCACGCAATCTGCGCGCGATCTCCGGACAGGCATATCCTACGCAAAGACGCACATGGCGCGCCGTTCGCCTGCCGCGCCGCGCGGTCTAGCCGGTGATGCGCGTTGCCGCAAGCCCCAACGGAGGCGCAGCCGCCCTCCGACAGGGTCTGGTACGGGCGGCCCGCACCATCTACCATTGATTTTATTGTATTTTTTCCATAAAGCCTTGGCTGGCATACCAGCTAGCATACCATCTAGCATACCAGCCAATATCATGCCTTCTCTCCATTCGCCTCGAGCCACACCTCCATCTCCTCCCGGTGGATCAGACGGGTGTTCCCCATCTTGATCGTTCGGACGGCGGGGCCAGCCCTTTCCAGCCACCGCCGGACAGTATTCGCGCTGACCCCGAAAAGAGCCTTGGCGTCCCTGGGGCGGAAGTAAATCGGTTGTGGGGTGTCACCCATCATCCCGGCCCTCCACACGCTCGATGTGAACGATCTGGCCGGTCCTGTCCGTGAACCAGCGAATGCGTGGCCCGCCGCGGACTGTTGCCTCGTTTACCAGCGGATCAGTGTCGGTTAACGCCCGGATAATTCGTCCGCCACACTCCCATCCAATGCGGGCGAGGGCTGCAAAACCGAAAGCGCCCGCGATTGCCCAAAGCGTCCGAAACACGTCAAGCATCGGCACGACCCTCCCGCATGACCTCCGGCATCCCGTCCCACGTTCTGCCGTCGAGCATTCTGCCAGCGGCGCGCTTCCCCTTGCGATCCATAAACTCGGACTGGCGTTCAAGGCCCCTTCCAACGCGCCACACCTTGGCGCCGACGCGCTTGCTATCGCTGGAGGTGGCGACTGTGAACATGGTCATCCCTCCTGGCTGCGCTGGTATCGGGTAAGGTTTTGGCGGCCCCCATTCCCCCCACTGCTTGAAGAAGAAGGCCACGCCCGCCGCCTGGCACTGGTCGCGCAGGCTGCGCACCCAATCCGGGTGCATCGGCCGAGCGCGCGGGCCGCTCTCGCCGCCAACGATGACCCAGTCAAGTTTTGGAATTGTACCTCTGGCCGATCCGCCGCCAGACTCTGCGCAAAAATCGCAACTCCACTGCTTCGGGCAAAGGTGCGGAGCCAGATCCACCGGCCCAAGAAGCGGCTCGGCCGAGACGAACCGCACCGCAGCGGGCATGGCGAGCAGTTGCGGAATGCGCCGGTCGGCTTCCTCTTGGTTCTCGACCGTCGTGCCCAACCAGACGTTTGGCCAGCCGTCGCCCCACTTGGGCAAATCTCCGTATTCCTCGGGTCGCAGATAGCGCGCGATGTTCTGCGTGCGCTTGGTCAGCAGCAGCCAGTCCAGGTTCGGCGTGCGGTGGAACAGATGCCACAGATCGCCGCGCCAGCCGCTCGTGATGGAGCGGTCATTATCGAACACGTCGGCCAGCGATGCGCAGAACACCCGGTACCGCTCGCCCGCCGCAGCCGCGGCCTTGTCCCATGCCAGAGGCTTTCGCCAGTTCGCGGCGCTAGTGCGGCGGCGCACATGCGGCCCCCACGAGTTGCCCCAGCGTGCATCCCATGCGGCGGCATAGCAGTTGTCGCAAGCCGGACTGATCTTGGTGCAGCCGATCCACGGATTGAACGTGTGAGCACACCATTCGATCTTGCTGTTCTCACCCATCGACCTTTCCTTCCCTCATGGCGCAATCGACCAGTTCGGCGACGGCTTCGCGGAAAGCCTTGTCGGCGGGGTCTTCGACCGGCTTCGGAAAGGCGGCTGAGGCCCAGCAGATACCGCCGCCGCATCCCTGCCCCTCGGTCACCAGCTCGCCGCAGGCGGGACAGATCCGGGGCTCTGCTGGCGGTTGCCCGGCCTCCGGATCGCCCAGCAGAAGCCGCTCCGCGCGGCGCGGATCGTTGGCCAGGCGCAGGCGCCAGCAGAGATTGACAGCGGCCATCACGCCCGCGCGGTAGCGCAGATCCTCGCCAAGCTCGGCCTCGATCAGTTCGAGCCCCCAGCGCAGCGCGCGCTCGATGTCGGGCGTCCAGCTTCCGCCCAGCAGCGAGCTGCGGATCAGGTCGCGGCCGAAGAGCCGGATCACGTCCTGGCAGTCATCGCGGATGACCAGCCGGGCCTCGGCCGGGGTCACCTCGGCATGGAACCGGCCGAAGCTGCGGGTGAAGGTCTCAGACGGCATCACGGGCCTCCTGCTCTTGCCTGGATGCGGCCAGGTGGGGACAATTGGCGGCAATGATTGCGGCGGCGACGGGCGGGCAGACCGAGTTGCCGCAGCAGCTGATCTGCACATCCTTGGAAAACGGGCGGAAGGTGGGATCGTCGCCGTCGAGCCCCTCCCAGGCGCCCTCGATCACGTAGTCGGGCGGGAAGCCTTGCGCGTTGAACAGCTCGCGCGGGCTCAGCATCCGCATGCCGATGTCGATCACGACGAAGCTCTGCCCGTCGATCTCGAGCGTGACGAAGACGCCGCCGTCCCAGGCGCCATGGGCGCGCAGGAACTCGGCCACCTCGCGCGCCCTCGCCTCGTGTTCCGGGGCGAAGGGCGGCGCGGCCAGATCGGCCTGCATGTGCCCCATGCGGTCCTTGACCGTCACCGTGTGGCAGGGCGCGTCCATCCGGGCGCCGTCGCCGGTGCCGTAATATTTCGCGAACCATGCCGCGACCGGCGTCTGGTGGCTGCCGCTGGCGGCGACCGTCGACAGGGGCGCGCGCGGGTCATGCCCGGCATGGGCGTCCATGCGCGGCCCGCCGTTCTGCTGCGCGAGGAAGGCCGCCACCGGGTAGTGCTTCACGCCGCCCGCGACCACGGTGTTCAGCGGCGCGCTGATGTCGAGCGCGCGCGGCGCCTGCCCGGGCCGTTCGCCGTTGCCGACATGAACCATGGTCGCGGCCAGCAGGCTGTTCTGGTCCTTCTTCGAGGCGCAGATCGTGTGGTGCGGAGCCTCGGCCGAGCGGTTGCCGCCGCCCTGCTGGGCGTAAGTCAGGACCGGCGCGACCACGGCGCTGTGGCCGCCACCGGCCAGCACGGTCGGGTGCGGCGCCGAAACGGCACCATCGCGGCGGGCCGAGCCCTTGAGGCTCAGCAGATGCGGCGTGATGATCCCCAGCGGCATCGCGCCGCCGGGCCGCTTGATCCAGCTGTTCGCGGTGACGGTCGGCATCGGGTCGCGCAGATCGGCGCCCGTGGCTCCGCCGTTGAAGCGGGTCAGGCTGGGCGCCACCAGTGCCTTTTCGCCCCGGTTGGCGCCGGTGATCGTGCGTAGCGGCCGGGCCAGATCCTCGGTCCGGCCGCCGTGGGTCAGGTTCACGATGAAGGGCCGCTCGGCATCCAGCACATAGCGGCGCATGCCGCGGGCAATCCGGGCGAGCGTGTTCTTCGCCAGCGGGCGCACCGCGCGCAGGCCGTGCCGGGCCTTGATCTCGGCCGAGCTGTCGAAGATCGACGGACAGGGCAGCGACCAGTCGATGCAGTCGGCGGCGCTGCGCCACGGCTGCAGCCTGCCCTTGCGGACCGCCGGGCTGGCCGGATCGCCATGGGTCGGCGCGGGCCAGGCGATGGGCCGGCCGTCCCGCCGCGCGACACAGAACCAGCGCTTGCGGATCGTGGGCGCGCCATAGTCGCAGGCCCGCAGCTCGCGCCATTTGACCTTGTAGCCCGCCTTGCGCAGCCGCTTGACCCAGAGTTCATAGGTCATGCCCGCAAACTCGCGGATCGGCCGCCCGTCCTCGCCGACCGGCCCCCAGGTCACGAACTCCTCGACATTCTCCATGCAGATCACGTCGGGCCGGGCCTCCTCGGCCCATCTGACGACGACCCAGGCGAGATCGCGGATGTTGCGGTCGCAGAGCGCCGCGCCCTTGGCCTTCGAGAAATGCTTGCAGTCCGGGCTGGCCCAGAGCAGCCCGACAGGACGCCCGCCGGTCACGCTCAGCGGATCCGCGTCCCAGATGTTGCTGTTGAGGTGCAGGGTCTCCGGGTGGTTGGCCTGGTGCAGGGCCAGCGCCGGGCCGCTGTGGTTGATCGCGACATCGGGGCTGCGGCCGAGCGCCATCTCGATCCCGGTCGAGGCCCCGCCGCCGCCCGCGAAGCTGTCGATGATCATCGGGGTCGCGGGCTCGAACGGCGCGTCGTGCGGCGGGACGATGCTGCCCATGATGCTCATGCGGCACCCCCTGCCCGGGCCTGCGCGGCCAGGGCGCCGAGGGTGACGGCCCGGCCCTGCAGCCGCTCGGCGCGGGCGAAAGCGGCGCGGGCGAGCAGCGGCTTGCCGTCCCGCGCGCTCGATTTGGCGGCAACGCGGGCAGTCTGGGCCTCGATGCGAGCGGCGGCGGCCTCGGCCGCGAGCCGGTCAGCGATCTGCGGGGCGATGGCGAGGATCGCGGCCATCAGAGGCTGGCCTCCGCGATCCGGGCAAGCGTGAGCCCGCCCCATGCCGAGCCGATGAAGGCAAGGCCGATGAACAGGCCGAGCAGCGCATCGCGCCAGGTGCCGAAGCCGTAAGTTGCAGGAAGGTCTGGGATTTTGGGGATGCGGGGCATGATGTCCTCCGGGTCTGGGCATGGGATGCCCGCCCGCGCGGGGCGGGGCACCGATGCTCAGGGATCGGAGCTTTCGCCGCCCTCGCCTTCGCCTTCGCCCTCGCCGGACGCGGCGGGGTCGCGGTCATTGCCAGTGGGCGCGGTGTAATAGACGCAGCCCGGCGCGTTGTTGTGCTGGAAGGCGTTGGTGCCATTGATCGGCGCGAAGCAATCCGGGGCGGAGGAAGGCGACACGGCAGTCGCCTGGTCTTCCGTGGTGTCGGTCGCGGCAAGCGCGGGCGCGGCCAACAGGGCCAGTGCGCTGGCGGTTAGGATGGTCTTCATGGGTCTCCCCTTTTGCGGTTGCAGCAAGAGCAACGTGCATCCGCCAAAGAGGATAGTCAACACACAATATCCGCGTTAGAGGATGTTGCGCGGTGAGAGCGCCGTCCGAATCTGTCATTCGGTGACGAACGTGGTGAACGCGCGATCCCTATCGGAGACAGAATATGCTTGTTGATGAGTACCTGAGGCGCATGAGAGGCCTGACCAAGGCGAAAAAGCTCGAAATCCTGGCGGAGATCAGGAGGATGATTTTGCGCGAATGATCTGATAGATGCCCTGTCTTATTTCAGGGTACTCACGAAGCGCGCGGAGGATTTCGAAATCCTCATCAGACACATCAAGGCCATACAGTATATAGATAAGACTGACAGGGATCGCGTCGCAAACCGCCGCCAGGTTGTCCATGGTCGGCTCCTTGCCATCCGATAGGATCGAATGGACGTAACCCGGGCCGTTCCCTGAGGCCAAGGAAACGGCCCGCATCGACTTTCCGGCGTCTTGAATGGCGACGCGAAGCCTCTCGCGCCAACTAGTGTCCAACATTCGACAAATATCCGCTGGAGAGGAGCACAACGCACGTCTTTTATCGCGGACGCTTGACACATCCTCTTTAGCGGATATTTTGGCGGCATGATTAAGCACTCTACACTCCTGTCCGACATCGACTCATTCCTCGAAAATACAGGTATGGGCGCGAGTTATTTCGGAAAGCGGGCTGTCGGGAACTCCGAGCTTGTTTCTCGGCTCAGGTGCGGGGGGCGTGTCTGGCCGGAAACGGAACGGAAGATCCGTTCTTTCATGGCCGACAGCGGTGCAATCCACCCCGCCTCCCCTCAGTCAAAAAGCGGTGGTCTAGCTCCTGATACGGAGGATTCGGCCTGATGCCCTCCACACCCTCTCCCGTCCTCTTTTCAGCGATGACCGACCCATGCGGTCATATTGGAGGAAGTCATATGCAAAAGTCCTTCCAGAAGTTCCGCGACCCGCAGGAGCGGGAGCGGAAATGGTTCGCCTCGCTGCTTTGGCGGTCATTCCCCGAAGCGACGAGCGAGGCCCAGCTGGCCGATCTTGTGGCCGAGGCGCTGAACACGGCGCATCGGCCTGTGAACCCGCGCACGGTGCGGAACTGGCTGCGCTCCGAGAACGCGCCGGGGCTGCATTACGTCGTCGCGGTGCTGGCGCTTGCGGGCGCCGAGACAGTCTTCGAACTCTTCGACCCGGAGCAAACGGCATGACACTGGCAACTCGGATCTACTGGCGTATCGCCGGACGCTTCAACCAGGTGCGCGCGGGCAGAGCCCGCGCCGCAGCCCGCGTCTTCGAGGCGCGGGCCGAAAAGTTTTTGGCACGCTTCAAGGGGGGCCGGACATGATCGGCCCGACCGAGATCGCGGCCGTCCCCCAGGCATCAGGAGCAGAACATGGGAATTATGGAGATGTTGGCCCTCATCCTCGGCATTCAGGTCTCGGGTGGCGCGCTCTTCCTGGGCGTCCTCATCTGGGGCATGCGCCACATGGCCGAGACCAGCCGCCGCCTGGATGCGAAGGCCGCGGATTTCGACAAGGAACATGCCCGCTTTCTACGGACGATGCACCGGCTTCGGTAGCGAGCGGCCGCCACGGCATCGCCCATATCGCCATTCGGGGCCTTCGCCCCGTCTCCGTCGCCCGGCCGGACGCCGCGCCCCTCCCTGACAACTGGCCGGGCAGCACGTCCTTTCCCCTCGGGCTGCCCGGCGCCTTTGGGGAGGATGCAGCATGACCGCGCCGCAGGATGCCACGGTGACCCTGACCGGCCCGAACGGGGCGACGACCGGGCCGATCCCGCTCGATACCTTCACCGCCGCGCCGCGGCCACCGATGAAGGAAACGCCGCAGGACGAAGCGGTGCGCGACCGGACTTACCGGGTCGCGGCCGACGAGTTGCGGGGCTTCATCGAGCGCTTCGAGACACTGGCCGAAGAGAAGGCCGCCATCGGCGATCAGCAGAAAGAGGTAATGGCCGCGGCCAAGGCCCGCGGCTACGACACCAAGGCGCTGCGCCGGATCATCGCGCTGCGCAAGCGGCATGCCGAGGACATCGCCGAGGAAGAGGCGGTGCTGCAGCTCTATCGCGAGGCCCTGGGGATGTGATGGCCACGCGGATTCACACCGATTTGACGATCCGCGGCACGACCTATCCGGATGCGGCCAGCGCCGCCCGCGCGCTGGGGGTGACGCCCGAGGCGATCCGCTCGGCCGCGCGCAAGGGGCGGCTCGACCGGGTGGGCACGGGCCGCAAGGGGCTGGCGCCGATGCCGGTGCGGATCCGGGGCGAGGTCTTCACTGACGCCCATGCCGCCGCCGCGCGCTTCGGCGTGACGCCGCAGGCGGTCTGGCGGGCGCTGGCCGATGGCGATCCCGACCGGATCGGCCGGCCGCAGCGCCGCCCCGGCCGCGCCCCGAAACCCTTCGAGATCGGGGGCTTGCGCTTTGCCTCGCAGCGCAAGGCAAGCCGCGCGCTGGGGTTCTCGGACGACTATCTCTCCCATGCCCTGACCCGGGGCGGCCGCGCCGCCCGGGAACGCATTCTGGCCGCCGCGATGGCGCTGAGCGCCCGGCAGGCCCGCACCCGCAAATCGTTACCGAACGGGCCTGCGTGCCCGGAACCGATGGAGGAGCTTCATCATGGATAGCACGGATCTGACGCGCCCGGACCGGGTGCCCGCGTGATGGCCGCGCCTCGCCATCTGGCCCCGGTCGAGACCGGCGGGCTGCCGGACTACCCGATCTCCAGCGAGGACCGGCTCGATTCCCATTTCTTCGTGCAGTGGAACCTCAAGCGCTGGCGCAAGAGCGAGTTCCGCCAGCTGGCCGAGCCCGAGGTCGGCTGGTACGGCTTCCTGCTGATCTGCGAGGCCCATGACGAGACCCCGGTGGGCACGCTGCCGACCGACGAGCGGCTGCTGGCCAAGGCGCTGGGGATCACGGTCGACCGCTGGCACCAGCTTTGCGAGCGCGAGATGACGCCGCTGCATGGCTGGGCGCGTGTGCGCTGCGACAATGGCGCGATCCGGCTCGCGCATCCGGTGGTGACCGAGGTCGCGGTCGAGGCGCTGGCCAGCAGCCGCCGCAACCGGGCCGAGGCCGAACAGCGCCGCCGCAACAAGCGGCTCAAGGATCTGCGCGAGATGATCGAAAAGCGGATCGGGGCCGGGCAGCTTCTGCGCGCGCCGCAATTCCTCGACCGCTTCGATGACTGGCTGGCCGAGCGTTACCCCGAGACCCAGCGCCGCGAGGGCTTCATCCGCCAGGCGCTCGACGAGTTCAGCGCGGAGGCGGCGCAATGAACCGGCCCAGTGCAATCCGTGACATTCCGTTACCGTCACAGAATATTCCGGAACAATCACGGAAAATCACGGAACCGACCGGGAAAGTCACGGAACATTCCGTGTTTCCGCCGGGCCGTCCCCTTTTTTTGCGCCGTTTCCGTCACCGCTGAAAGGAGAGGAAACGAGAAGAGACGAGAAGAGACACCCCGGTCGCGCCGCCCCGGACGGGGGCGTGCGGCAGGCAGGCGGGGCGAGGCTGAGAAGAAGGAAGCCGAGATGGATGCGAGGGAACAGGCCGAGGGCGAGAAGCGGGTGCGGGATCTGCTGGTCGAGCCCCTGCTGCGGCGGGGGCTGGTGAAGCCCGGGGCGATGACCAAGGCGCAGTTCGAGGAGATGCTGGCCGATCTGGCGAAGCGGCTGGCCTATATGAGCGCGCCGAACCTGGCCGCGCTCGAGGAGATGACGGCGGCTCAGCCCGGCGGCAAGGACCGCGACCGCTTCCCGATCTCCAATGCGATCCTGAAGGCGGCGGCGCAGATCCAGCCGCCCGCCGACGATGCCTCGCCGCTGATCCGGGCGGTCTTCGCCCATGCGGTGGGGCGGCAGGCGCTGGCCGAGGGCTGGGCGCCGGAACTCCTGGACGATCTGCGCCACAACCGCCGCTGGCCGCGCAGCTATGCGCTGGGGCAGATCCGCCAGGCCGCAGGCGAGGCGCTGCGCCGCCACGCGCATCTGGCGGGCGCGGATCCCGCTCACCTCTCCCCGGCCGAGGCGGGCTGGCTGCGCGAGCGCGAGGCGCGCCTCGCCCACTGCCGCAGCATCGCCGATCTCGCGGGGGTCTCGGCATGATGGCCGCGCTCCGCTCCCCGGTGCAGGCGGCGCCGCGCAGCCGCCGGGCGATGCCGATCCGGGAGGCGCTGGAATGGGCCTTCGGCACCGAATGCGCGCGGCTCGACCATGATGAGATCGAAGCGGTCGGCGGCACCGGCTGGCGCCCCTTCGGCATGGAATACGTGGCCCTCGAACGCGCCCAGTTGGGCACGCGCGTCGACACCAGCCGCGGCCGGTCCCGCCCGCATGACGATGCCGAGCTGATCGCGACCGTGATCCGGAACGTCCTGCCCTGGTACGCGGCCACGCTGGTCGCCGATCTCGCCCGCGCGGGCCGCACCCCCGACTGGATGCCCGACGCCCGCCCGCGGCTCCGCCCGGCCGAGTGGCAGCAGAACCAGCACCGCGCCTATGGCCGGGCCTGCGACAGCGCAGAGCTCAAGGACGGCTGGCAGCCGATCCCCCGCCGCAACCGCAAGGGCGTGATCGTCCAGGACCGCGCCCGCTATACCCCCTGCGTCTGGTCTCCAACCCAGAGCCAGATCGCGGCGGCGCACCGGGCCTATCTGGACTGGTGGGGCTATCTGCTGGAGGTGCAGGCGGCGCTCGGGGCCGCCGATCTGACGCGGATCCGTATTACCCGCGACATGCCGCCCATGACGCCGTGGCGTTAAGACGGATTGCACCGTTCAATGCAGGGCAAGGATCAAATTGGCATTTTCCCTTCATGGGAATAGATTGGGCCCTCGAATTCTCAGCACACGAGGAGATTGGCGTGCGCGCACTGACTATCTTATGCCTTGTCTTCCTGACCGGATGCGCATCGCAAATCATGGAAAGCTATGTCGGCCAACCGGTGACCGAGGCGATGCTGGACTATGGCGCGCCAAGCAATGTCATGACCTTGGAAGGTGGTCGGCGAGCCTATCAGTGGACCATCAACAAATCGCGGACCGTCGCAGTGCCCACGACATCGACAACCACGGTACGGGGCCCGAGCGGCACGGCAAGCGTACACGGTAGATCCATGACGCACGTTCCCCGTTCACAGACATGCGTCTACACATTGACCGCAGCTCAGCGGGGCGGACAATGGATCGTCGATGGGTTCAGAAAGCCGCGATCAGCCTGCAAATGAACTGGAACGGTCATACCTTCTGGAAACAAATTTCTTGACGACCCTGTGCCCCCGTTGACATAGTGCCGTCACCCAATTTGCGCCCGGAGCGGATCCCCCGCCCCGGGCGCTTTGCGTTTGCGGGAGGTGCCGATGCCCCCAAGACTGACGGCGATGCCGCCGCGGCTGGCGACCCTCGCGCCCCGGATCGGGGCGGTGCCGGGCGATGCGCGGGCGCAGGATCGGGAGCGGGACCGGGTGAAGCCGTGGCGGGCGTGGTATCGCACGGCGCGGTGGCGCAAGCTCCGGCGCAAGATCCTCGCGCGGGCGGGCCATGTCTGCGAGCAGACCGGCGTGCCGCTCCTGGGCCGCGCGCCCGCGCCCGACAGCGCGGTGATCGACCATATCCGTCCGCACCGGGGCGATCCGGCGCTGTTCTGGGACGAAGACAACCTGCAGGCCGTGTCAAAAGCCTGGCATGACGGCGCGAAGCAACGCGCGGAACGGGCGGCGGGCGACTGAGCCCGACAGCCCCCAGGGGGGTGGGTCAAAACTCCGGAAGTCCCGAAGTTGAAGACCGGCGCCTCTCCCAGTCGGAGATTTTTTTCCCGATGACAGACGATTTTTCCCCCGAGCCCGGGGCCGTGGATCTTTTCGGCAACCCGGTCGAGCCGCTCCGCGACCGGCGGGGGCGGCCCTGCTTCCGGAAAGACAAGGCAAATCAGGACTTTGTGGCCGCGCGCCGGGCGGCGGGCTGGTCCCATGAGATGATCGCGGTCGAGCTCGGCTGCGATGAGAAGACGCTGCGCAAGTATTTTTCCCGTGAGCTGCAGCACGGGCGGCTGATGGTCGAGGGCATGTGTCTCGACGTGCTGATGAAGCGGGCGCGCGAGGGCCACACCCCGAGCGTGCGCCAGCTGCAGGAGCGGATCGACCGGGTCGCCCCGCCCGCGCCGAAGCCGAAGCCCGAACGCGAGGAGACGAAGCCCGAGCCCAAGGGCAAGAAGCAGGCGCGCCTCGAGGCGGCGGCAAGGCCCGCCGAGGATTACGGCTCGCTCTATGACCGGATCCCGCGGCAATGACGGCGGCAATGACACCCGCGGCAAGCTGGGCGGCCTGCCCCGACTGGTGGGAGAAGCTGCAGGCGGGCGCGACGCCGATCCCGGATCTGGCGCTCGATGCGAACCTCGCCGATGTGGCGGTGCAGCTCTTCGACAAGCTGGTGGTGCCCGACGTGCCGGGCCAGCCGACCATGGCCGAGGCCGCGGGCGAATGGATGCGCGACATCGTCCGCGCGGCCTTCGGATCGGTCGATCCCGCGACCGGCGCGCGCCAGGTCGGCGAGATCTTCAACCTGGTGCCGAAGAAGAACGGCAAGACCACCAATGCCGCCGCCATCGGGCTGGTCGCGCTGCAGATGAACACGGTCCCGAACATCAAGGGCGTGGTGGTCGGGCCGACGCAATCGGTGGCCGATACCTGTTTCGGGCAGATGCAGGCGATGATCGCGGCCGATGACTGGCTCTCGGACCGCTTCAAGGTGAACGAGCACAAGAAGGAGATCACCGACATCTATCCCGACCCGGCGACGGGCCGCCCGATGAACGCGAAGCTGAAGGTGACGAGCTTCGATCCGGCCGTGACCACGGGCGGGATCCCGGCCTTCGCGATCCTCGACGAGCTCCACGTGATGGCCGAGCGCCACTTCGCCACGCGGGTGATCGGCCAGATCCGGGGCGGCATGATCACCAACCCGGGATCGCTCCTGGTGATCATCACCACGCAAAGCGAGATCCCGCCCCAGGGCGTGTTCAAGGCCGAGCTGGAATATGCCCGCAAGGTCCGCGACGGGGTGATCACGCAGGATGTGCGCATGTTGCCCGTGCTTTACGAGCTGCCCGAGGCGATCCAGGGCGCGAAGGGCGAGCCCTGGAAGGATCCCGCGCTCTGGGCGCCGGTGCTGCCCAATCTCGGCCGCTCGATCACCGTCGAGCGGCTGATCCCCGAGTTCCGCAAGGCGGTCGAGACCTCGCCCGAGGAGATCGCGCGCTGGTCGAGCCAGCATCTGAACATCCAGATCGGGCTCGGCCATCACCTGGGCGGCTGGACCGGGGCGCATCACTGGCTGGCGGCGACCGAGCCCGCGCTCGATCTCGAGGCGCTGATCAAGAGTTCCGAGGTCGCGACCATCGGCATCGATGGCGGCGGCATGGACGACCTGCTGGGCCTCGCGGTGCTGGGCCGGCATGCCGCGACCAAGCGCTGGCAGCTCTGGTGCGCGGCCTGGGCGCATGAGGTGGTGCTGTCGCGCCGCAAGAGCATCGCCGAGAAGCTCCGCGATCTCGCGGCCGAGGATGCGCTGACCATCTGCGCCGAGGGCGAGGCCACGCGCGACATCGAGGAGCTGGTGGCGCTGGTCGTGAAGATCCACGAGGCCGGGCTTCTGCCCCGGCAGGGCGGCGTCGGGCTCGACCCCGAGGGGGTCGCGGCCATCGTCGATGCGCTGCAGCTTGCGGGCGTGCCGCATGAGACGCTGGCCAGCGTCACCCAGGGCTACAAGCTCAACGGCGCGATCAAGGGTACCGAGCGCAAGCTCTTCGACGGCTCGCTGATCCATGGCGGCCAGCCGCTGATGTCCTGGTGCGTCGGCAACGCGAAGACCGAACCGAGGGGGAACGCCGTGATCGTGACCAAGGCCGTGTCCGGCGCGGGCAAGATCGACCCGCTGATGGCCGCCTTCAATGCCGTCTACCTGATGAGCCTGAACCCCGAGCCCGCCCGGCGCGACCTCTCGGGCTTTCTCGACAATCCGGTGATGGCGATATGATCGGCCGGGCGATGCAGGGGGCCGTGAAGGGCGCCTGGCAGGGCCTGCGCCAGGCGCTGCGCGAGGGCGAAAGCGGCTGGGAGGTGGTCTCGACCGCCGGGGCCCACCCGTTCGCGGGCCTCGGGCGCAAGAGCAAGGCGGGCCAGCGGGTCTCGGCCAGTTCGGCACTGACGGTCTCGGCCGCCTGGGCCTGCGTGAAGGGCAATTCCGAGCTGATCGGCGCGCTGCCCGTCGCGCTTTACGAGCGCGGGGCCAATGGCAGCCGGGCCCGGATCGAGGCGGATCTGGCCGAGATCCTGACCCTCTCGCCCTCTGCCGGGCAGACCGCGATGGAGTTCTGGGAGGCGCAGGTCGCGCATCTGCTGCTGCAGGGCAACGCCTATTCCGAGAAGCTGACGGTGGGCGACCGCCTCGTGGGGCTGCGCCCGCTCTTCAATGTCGTGCCGGTCCGGCGTGACGACGGCCGGTTCGATTACCGCGTGACCGAGGACGGCCGGAGCCATGTCCTGCCGCCCGGCAAGGTCTTCCATGTGCGGGGCTTCGGCGGTGGCGACGGGCTCGGCATGAGCGCGATCCGCTTCGGGGTGCAGAGCTTCGGCTCGGCGCTCGCGGCCGACGAGACCGCGGCGCGGGTGTTCTCGAACGCGATGATGCCCTCGGGCGTGATCGAGAGCGACCAGACGCTGACGCCCGATCAGCGCGCCCAGCTGGGCCGGATGCTCGAGGCCTATGTGTCGAGCGACCGGGCGGGCAAGACGCTGGCCCTCGAGGCAGGCCTCAAATACCGCCAGCTGCAGATGAACCCCGAGGATGCGCAACTGCTGGAGACGCGGCGCTTCCAGGTCGAGGATGTCTGCCGCTGGTTCGGCACGCCGCCCGTCGTGATCGGGCATGCCGCCCAGGGCCAGACCATGTGGGGCACCGGCGTCGAGGCGATCATGATGGCCTGGCTCCGCACCGGCATCAATCCGCTGCTGCGCCGTCTGGAAAGCCGGATCCTGAAGGATCTGATCCCCGCCGCGAAGCGCGGGCGCTGGTTTGCGGAATGGAACCGCGAGGCGATGCTGCAGATGGACAGCAAGGCCAAGGGCGAGTTCCTGTCGAAGATGGTCGCGGGCGGGATCATGTCGAGCGACGAGGCCCGCGACAAGCTGAACCTGGCCCGGCGGGGCGGCGCGGCCGACGAGCTCCGCGCCCAGACCGCGCTGGCCCCCCTCACCGATCTTGGAAAGGAACAGCCATGAGCAAGCGCAAGCTGCCGAAGGTGGCGCTCGGCGCCCGGCCGGGTGTGCAGGGCGATCTCTCGCCCCGGGCGCTGCAACGCTGGAGCCCCGATGTGCGGGCAGCGGATCCGGGCGAGGCCTCGATCTCGGTGCTCGACCCCATCGGGGCCGATCCCTGGGGCGAGGGCGTGACCGCGCGCCGGATCTCGGCCGCGCTGCGCGCCATCGGCGAACGCCCGGTCACCGTCAACATCAACAGCCCCGGCGGCGACTTCTTCGAGGGGCTCGCGATCTACAACCTGCTGCGCGAGCATGCCGGGACCGTCACCGTCAACATCCTCGGCATCGCCGCCTCGGCCGCCTCGGTCATTGCCATGGCGGGCGACGAGGTGCGGATCGCCCGGGCGGGCTTCCTGATGATCCACAATACCTGGATCATGGCCGCGGGCGACCGCCACGCGCTGGCCGAGGTCTGCGAGTGGCTCGCGCCGTTCGACGCCACGGCCATCGACATCTACGCGGGCCGGACCGGGATCGGGCGCGACGAGCTTGCCGCCATGCTCGACCGCGAGACCTGGATCGGCGGGCAGGCCGCCCTCGATCAGGGCTTCGCCGACAGCTTCCTGCCCGCCGACCAACTGGAAACCGCCCCCGGCGATGGGGCCCCGGCCGCCTCGATGCGGGCCGAGCGGCGGTTCGACCTGCTCGCGCGCCGCGCGGGTCTCACCAATTCCGCGTCTCGCGCGCTGTTGCGCGAGCTCAGGACGGGCAGGCCTGGCGCTGCCCATGACGGTCTGCAGCCGGGCGCTGCGGCCGACCTCGAACAGGGGCTTGCCGCGCTCCTGGAAGACCTCAGAACCCGATAAGGATCAGACAGATGAAGATCATGATGCCGGGCGCCGCGCAGGCGGCCCTCTCTCAAGTCATGCCCAAAGGGACCGCCGCGCCCCTGCCCCTCTCGGTGCCGAAAGCCGTGATCGGCACGCCGCGCATGGAGGCCGCGGGCTCGGTCGACCGGCTGCTGGCCGATGTGAAGGCCGAGCTCGGCCGGATCGGCGACGATGTGCGCCGCACCGCCGAGGATGCGCTGAGCCAGGCTCGCGCCAGCGGCGATGTCAGCGCCGAGGTGAAGGCCTCGGCCGACAAGCTCCTGGCCGAGTTCCACACGCTCTCGGGCGCCCAGCAGAAGCTCGAGGGCAAGCTCGAGGCGCTGGAGACCCGCAATCTCGATCTGGAACAGGCCGTCGCCGAGGGCGGGCGCGGCCGGGCCAGTGCCGCGATGACCGTGGGCCAGGAGGTCGCGGGCGATGACAGCCTCAGGGCCTATGTGACGGGCGGGCTGCAGGGCAACCTGGTGCTGCGCCCGAAGAACGCGATCACCACCGCGACCGGCTCGGCGGGCGGGCTGATCTGGCCGACCGAGGAGCGCGGCGCCATCGGCCTGCCGCGCCAGCGCCTGCCGGTGCGCGCGCTCCTGATGCAGGCCACGACCGACTCGAACATGGTCCGCTATGCCCGCCAGACCAAGCGCGAGAACGGTGCGGCCATGACCGCCGAGGGCGCCGCGGCGCCCGTTTCCAGCTATGGCTGGAGCCAGGCCGATGCGCCGGTGCGCAAGATCACCCATGTCACCCATATCTCGGACGAGGCGCTGGCCGATGCGGGCCAGCTCCAGGCCGAGATCGATGGCGAGCTGCGCTACGGGCTCGACCTGGAGGAAGAGGCGCAGATCCTCGCGGGCGACGGCGCCGGGCAGAACCTGACCGGGCTGATCACCGTGGCCACCGCCTATGCCGCCCCCGAGGGGCTGCCCGACGAGACCCGGATCGACCGGCTGCGTCTGGGGCTTCTGCAGGTGGCGCTGGCGAACTTCGCCGCCAACGGCATCACGCTGCACCCCATCGACTGGGCCGCCATCGAACTGCTGAAGGACGCCCAGGGCCGCTACATCTTCGGCAATCCGAACGAACAGGCCACGCCCCGGCTCTGGGGGCTCGACGTGATCCCGACGCTCTCGCATTCCGCGGGCGAATGGATGTGCGGCAACTTCCAGATGGCCGCCACGCTCTATGACCGCCAGGAGCACGAGGTGCTGATCTCCTCCGAGCACGGCACCAACTTCATCGACGGCATGAAGACCATGAAGGGCTCGAAGCGCCTCGCGCTCGCCAACAAGCGCCCCGCCGCGCTGGTGACCGGCGGCTTCACCTTCGCCTGATCCAGACCCGGCGGGCCTCTGCACGGCCCGCCGCCTTCCCGACCGTCCCGACAGAGGAGCGCGCCCCATGCGCCTGACCCTGACCCGCACCCAGAAGACCGCGCTCGGGCTTCTGCAGCGCGGCATCCCCTATGAGTTCGACCTGAGCAAACCCGCCGAGCGCGCCGTCGCCGAGGATCTGCGCAAGCGCAATGTCGCCACCGAGACACCGGCCGAGGCCCCCACGCCGAAGCGGAAGGGCAAGCCCGCCCCGGCGCCCGCCCCGGACCCGGCGCCATGACCCGGATCCCGCTCGAGGAGCTCAAGCGCCATTGCCAGGCCGAGGGGTTCGAGGATGATGACGCGCTGCTGGCGGGCCTGGGCGAGGTCGCCGAGCGCTTCGTCGCCGACTATACCCGCCGCGATCTCGACGCCGCCTTTCCCGAGGGCTGGCCCGCGCCCTGCGCGATGGCCGCCAGGCTGCTGGTCGCGCATTGGTATCGCAGCCGCGAGGCGGTGGCCGAGGGCGCCTCGGCCGAGGTGCCGCTGGGCGTGCGCGACCTGCTCGCGCCCTACCGGGATCTCGGCTGATGGCCGCCCCGCGCGCGGGCGAGCTGACCCGCGTCGTCCGGTTCGAACGCGCAACGCTGGTCGATGACGGGCTCGGCATGGTCGAACGCTGGGCCCCGCACGGGCGCCCCCAACGGGCGAAGCGCACCGATCTCAGCGACGGCGAACGCTGGCGCGCGGCCGAGATCGGCGCCAGCGTCACCACCCGCTTCGTGCTGAAGCGTACCGCCTTCACCGCCGACCTGACGCCCAAGGACCGGCTCAGCTGCGACGGGCTGAGCTTCGGGATCTCGGGGATCCGCGAGCTGGCCGCCGATCCGCGCTTCCTGGAACTGACCTGCACCGCGAGGACCGATCGATGAGCGTGACCATGAAGCTCGAGGGCTTCGCCGAGCTCGATGCCGAGCTCGACCGCCTGAGCCAGGCGGCCGGAAAGGGCGCGCTGCGCCGGGCGCTGCGCAGCGCCGCCGAGCCCCTGGCCGAACGCATGCGCGCCAATGCCCCGACCGACGAGCATGAGCTGGAAGAGAGCATCGCGGTCTCGACCAAACTCTCGCCCCGCCAGCGCAAGGCCCATCGCAAGCTGGTGCGCGACGACAAGGCCTCGGTCGAGATGTTCGTGGGCGCGGGCCCCCTGCCCCAGGCCCATCTGCAGGAGTTCGGCACCGTGTCGAACCCGCCCCAGCCCTGGGCCCGCCCCGCCTGGGAAGCCGAGAAAGGCCCCATCCTCGACCGGCTCCGCGAGGAGCTGAAGGCCGAGATCGACAAATCCGTCCGCCGCGCCGAGGCGCGCGCGGCCCGGGCGGCGGCCAGGGGCTGAGCAAATGGAAGAGATCTTGCGGGCCCGGCTCCGCGCCGATCCGGGCGTGGCGGCGCTGGCGGGCGAGAGGGTCAACTGGGACGCCCATCCCCAGGGCGCGCCGCGCCCGGCGCTGGTGCTGCATCTGATCGCGGGCGCGCCCGGCCGGACGCTGACCGGGCCCGACGGGCTCTGGACCGGCCGGATCCAGATCGACGCCTGGGCCCGCGAGCGCGCCGGGGCCGGGGCGCTGGCGCGGGCCACCATCGCCTGCCTCAACGGCCTGTCCGAATCCGTGATCCGCGGCCTCTGGCTGGCCAGCCAGCGCCGCGACCGGGCGGCCGATCCCGACGACAGGACCTGGCTTTACCGGGTCTCGATGGACTTCAGCGCAACATGGAGAGAGAGATGAGCGACGACATCACCGAGGCCGATATCGGCCATGGCGCCCGGCTCGGGCTTCAGGCCGAGGATGGCAGCTTCGAGGACCTGGCCATGGTCACCCGGATCAAGCCCGTCGGCTGGACCCGGGACGAGGAAGAGGCCACGCATCTGCAAAGCCCCGGCCGCTACAAGCAGTTCCTCCCCGGCCTCAAGGAACAGACCCCCTGCGAGGCCGACCTGAACTGGATCCCCAGCGTCCCCGACCGGCTGATCGCGGCCTTCGAGGCCGGGCGCCAGACCTGGCAGATCACCGCGCCGAACGGGGTGCGGATGCAGTTCCCGGGCTTCATCACGACCTATGAGCCGGGCGAGTTCTCGAATGGCAAGATGACCGCCTCGGTCACCATCCGCCCGGCCGGACGGGCCACGATCATGGAGGCGGAATGATGGCGAACCGGTTCAAGGGCGAGGTCGCCATCGACTGCGAGGGCAGCCGCTACACGCTTCGGATGGACATGCTGGCGCTCGCGGCCTTCGAGGACGCCACCGGCGAGAACGCGCTGGCCTGGGCCGAGGCGGCCGAGGGCGGCCAGGCCGCGGTCGGCGACATGATCGAGATGATCCGCTGCACGCTTGCCCGCCACCATCCCGAGGCCGATTACCGGCTGGCGGGCGATATCCTGAGCGAGGATCCGGGGGTGCTGCTCCGGCTCTTCCGCGCCGCCTCGCCCGAGCTCGCGGAAGACGAGCCGGAAGACGGGCCGGGAAAGCCGCTCCCGGCCCCCGCCGCCGGATGACGCTGGAAAGCCTGTTCGAGGCCCATGTCGCGGCCGGGTTCGACCCGGCCGCCTTCCAGGATCTGAGCCTGAAGGAATACGGGCTCGCGATGCGGGGCGCGCGGGCGCGGATCCGGGCCGAGCACGAGGCCCGCGCCTGGCTGGCCTGGCATGTCGAGGCGCTGAGGCGCTGCCCGTCCCTGCCCTCCTTCCGGTCCTTCCTGGGCGGGCGGAGCGGGCCCGAAGCGGCCCAGCCCGCGACCGAGATGCAGGCCATGTTCGACACCGTCGCGACCGCCTGGGCCCGGAGCCCCGCGGCGCGCGGCTGAGGGAGTATATATAGAGTGTCCCAATCGGTGATCGGCGCGCTCCGGGTCAATCTCGGGCTCGACAGCGCCAAGTTCGAACGCGGCGCGAAGCGGGTGAAGGATCCGCTCCGCGCGATGCGCAGCCAGTTCCGGGCGGTGGCCGCGGCGGCCTCGGCGATGGGCGCGGCGCTGTCGGCGGCGGCCCTGAAGGGCGCGGGCGAGATCGACCGGGCGGCCAAGGCCGCGCGCCGCCTCGATGCCTCCATCGGCGCCTTCCGCGCGCTCGAGCTCGCCGCCGGTGAGGCGGGCGTGCCGCTTTCGGCGGTGACGAACGATATCCAGAACATCGGCCGCGAGCTTGCCAATATCGGGGTTGGCGGCAATGCCGACCGGGCGCTCAAGCGGCTGGGGCTGGCGGCCGCCGATCTCGACGGGCTCGATGCCGATGCCAAGGTCGCGACCATCGCCGACGCGGTGAAGGGGCTCGGGCTTTCGGCGGGCGAGGCGACGGCGGTGCTGCGCGATCTGGGCGTCCGGAACCGCGAGATGGCGCTCGTGATGATCCAGGGCGGCGCTGCGATCCGCGCGGCGCGCGAGGATGTCGAAGACTACGGGCTGTCGCTCGATGCGGTCGAGGCCGGGAAGATCGAGGCCGCCAATGACCGGATCGCCCGGCTGGGGCTGATCTCGCGCTATGCGGGCCAGCAGCTGGCGCTGCGGCTGGTGCCGGCCCTCGGCCGCGCGGCGCAGGCGATGACCGAGGCGCTGCGCGAGGGCGGGCTGTTGCGCAGAGTGATCGACGGGCTGACCGAGAACCTCGCGCGGATCTCGACCTGGGTTGCCACGGCCGTCACCGCCTTCGGGGTCCGCTATGTCGGCGCGCTGGCGGCGGCGCGGCTCGCCACGATCTCGCTGGCGGGATCGCTCGCCATGCTCCGGGGCGCGCTGATCCGCTCGGGCATCGGCATCGCGGTGATCGCGGCGGGCGAGCTGGTCTATCAGCTCGGACGGCTGGTCACGGCCACGGGCGGCTTCGGGGAAGCGCTGGATCTGATGAAGGATGTCGCGGCCGAGGTCTGGGAGCGGATCGCCGAGGGGCCGCATCTGGTCACGCTCGCGGTCCGTCAGATGAGCTGGGCAATCCGCGCGGACTTCCTCGAGGCCATGGCCGACATACAGCAGCGCTGGTCGGGCTTCATCGGCAGGCTCGCGACCGTCGGCAAGCTGATCCCGGGCTTCGGGGCGTCCTTCCGCACGCTGGCCGCCTCGGTCGCGGGCAGCGCCGAGAGCATGCGCGCGCTGCGCGAGGAGTCCCGGCTCGCGGCGCAATACGCCACCAATTACGGCACCCAGGTCGAGGGGTTGTTCACCAACATGACCCGGCCGCTCGAGACGCTGAAGGCGCTGCGCAAGGCCCTGGCCGAAACGCCCCCGGGCGGGCCCGGCCGCCCCAGGCTCCCGGAGGACGAGGACGACCAGACCGGGCTTGGCGGGATCGGCACCGCGACCGAACGGCTCAGCGAGACCGCGCGGAAGACCGGCGACAGCTTCAAGAGCTTCTTCAAGGACCTGGCCAGGGGCTCGGGCGATGCGGGGGACGCGATCTCGGCGCTGGCCGACCGGATGCTCGACGATCTGCTCGACCGCGCGCTCTCGCCGCTGACCGACGCGATGGGCTCGCTCTTCGACGGGCTGTTCTCGGGGCTCTTCGGCGGCGGCGGCGCAAGCGGCGGCGGCGGGACCGTGACCCAACTCTTCCCCTCGGGCGGCCGCCCCGGCTTTGCCCGCGGCACCGACAGCGCCCCGGGCGGGCTTGCCTGGGTCGGCGAGGCGGGCCCCGAGCTCGTGAACCTGCCCCGCGGTGCCCAGGTGATCCCGAACCACCGCCTGGGCAGTCTGGGCGGCGGCTCGGTCCGGATGGGCGATATCCATTTGAGCGTGGCCCAGACCAATGCCGACCCGCGCCAGATCGCCGAGGCGGTGCGCCGGGTCTCCCGCGAGGAGGCGCAGCGGGTCTATGCCCGCCAGCGCCGGGAGGGCCGCTGATGGCCTTCCCCCCCGATGCCGTCCGCGTGGCCTCGCTCACGCTGAAGCAGATCACCTCCTCGATCCGCGTGCAGTCGCCCTACAGCTTTGCGCAGACCGCCTATGACTTCATGGGGGGCATGTGGGCGGCCGAGCTGGTGCTGGCGGCAGTCGATGCCCGCGAGAGCGCGGCGATCTCGGGCTGGATCGCCAGCCTCAACGGACCCGCGGGCCGCTTCGAGCTCGACATGGCGGCGATGGAGTATGACGGCCCCCATGGCAATATCACCGCGGATCCTGTCGTCGCGGTCGCCGCCACTGCCCGGGCGCAGGCGCTGGTGCTGCAGCTCGCCAGAGCGGGCGACCGGGCGCTGCCGGGCGATTACCTGACCCTCGGCCGCCATCTGCATATCGTCACCGCGGCCGAGGATCCCACCCCCGCCTTCCGGCAGAGCGTCACGCTCTGGCCCCGGCTGCGCCGTCCCGTCGCCCCGGGCGATCCGGTGGCGATGCGCGCGCCCTGGGGCACCTGGGCGCTGGCCGGTCCCGAGACCGTGCTTTCCGTCAGCCAGGCGCGGGTCCGGACAAGATCCCTGCAAATCAGAGAGGCGCTGTGATGGATGCAAGCGGCGACAGGATGCTGGGTCTGCTGGTGCGCTGCCAGTTCGATACCGGCGATCTGGCGATGTTCACCGGGCACGGAACCGTCGACTGGGAGGGCGTGACCTATCTGGGCGCGGGGCAGATGCTTTCGATTGGCGAGGCGCAGGCGACCTCGGGCGAGGGCATTCCGGGGCTGTCGATCACGCTGGCGGGGCTCGACCCGGAGGTGGTGGCGCGGGCCGAGCTCGAGGCGTTCCAGCGCCGCCGGGTGACGGTGTTCCTGGCGCTGTTCGACGAGACCGGCCAGATCGAGACGGCCGATGTGCTCTTCGACGGGGTCGCCGACACCATGGAGAGCGATGACGGCCCCGACACCGCCACCACCACGCTGGCGCTCGAGCCGCGCAGCATGGCGCTGGGGCGCAAATTCCCCTTCTATTACCTGCCCGAGGACCAGAAGAAGCGCTTCCCGGGCGATCAGGGCTTCGATCTGGTCCAGGCGATCCAGAACCGCGAAGATACCTGGGGGCGGACCTGATGCGGCGCGCGGGCTGGGAGCGGCGCCTGTCGGCGGCGGTGCGGGACTGGGAAGACCGGCCCTTTGCCTGGGGCACGGCCGATTGCCTGGGCTTCTGCCGCGCCGTCGCCCGGAGCATGACCTGGGAAGATCCGATCCCGGGCCTGCCGGATTACGGTTCGGAATACGGGGCCGCCAAGGTGCTGGTCTCGCTGGGCTTCGGCTCCATCGAGGCGCTGGTCGACGCGCATCTGGCGCGGCTGCCGGTCGCGGGCGCGCGGCGCGGCGACTGGGTGATGACCGCCTGCGAGGGCGCGATGCCGGGCGCCATGGGCGTGGTGACGGGGCGCTATGCGCTGCATATGGGCCGGAACGGCCTGGTGCGCCGCCCGGTCCTGACCGCGGAGGCGGCATGGCGTATCGACTGATCCTCTGGGCAGTGGCGCTCGCGCTCCTGGCCGGTCCCGCGCAGGCCATGCCGCCGGTGGTGGCCGCCCTTGGCGTCGCGGCGGGCGGCTGGATGGCCGGGCTGACCGCGACTGCCATCATGGGCCAGGCCGCGCTCGCGGCCGTCCTGACCGGCATCCAGATGGCGATGGCGAAGACCCCCAAGGCAAAGACCCGCGACGAGATCACGCTCAACCGGATCCAGCCGGTCACCACGGGCCGGATCCTCTATGGCGAGCGCATGCTCGGCGGCTCCATCGTCGCCCGCGCCACCACCGAGGCCGGGGGCAAGCCGCATCGGCGCTATCACTCGATCATGCCGCTGGCCTGCCACGAGATCGACGGCGCGGTCGAGATCTGGCTGGGCGAGACCCTGGTCTGGACCGAGGCGCAATACCGCCGCGATGAAGCCGCGGGCAGCGGCGATCCGTATCACTGGGGCCAGGTCGGAAGCGATTACCACGGCAAGGTCCGGCTCCGCGTCCACAATGGCACCGAGGATCAGGCGGCCGAGGCCCGCTATGTCGCGGCCGCCCGCGAATGGACCGAGGCGCATCGGCTCCGCGGCGTGGCCTATGTTTACTTCGAGGCCGATTACGACCGCGATCTCTTCCCCAGCGGCGCGCCCCAGATCCGGGTCAGGTGCCGCGGCAAGCGCGTTTACGATCCCCGCGAATGGACCAGCTCGGCGCTCGCCTCCGCCACGGCCGCCACTGCATTTCCGAATTGGGCGGGAACAAATGACGGAGCTATAGGACAATCCGGTGGTGGCAGCTGCCCTCTAGGCGAGTCAACCGCGCCCTGGGCCGGCGGAGCCATCGCCGCCCGCTTCTACTTCGGCCGCCGCTATCCCGGCGGGCTTGACCCCGAGGCCGGGCTCAGCCCGGATCTGACCGCAACGGAGGGAGAGATCATTGAGGCGAGCCAGGTGGTTCTGGATGCCGATCTTTTTGCGGCCTTTGATGTCGCTTTCCCGGACGCCCCCGAGGGCGTGATCTGGGAACAAGGCGGCGCAGTCTATGGGGCGTATCTCGGGGTGACCGGCAGCGATCTTGTTTTTCGCGCCTTCTCCGGTGAAGCAACCGGGGCCGAGGTGGCGCGAGCTTCTATCCCAGTCGCAGATTTCGCCAATCGACGCGGCACAATCTATGTTGAAATCAGCGTGGCTGACAAATCGGTCGCGCTCTGGTTCCGGGGAAAGAAGTACAGCACCAACCCCGCGCTCTGCCTGCGCGATTACATGCTGACGCCGCAGCTCCGGGGCGGGCCGGGCTGGCGCCCCGGGGATCTCGACGAGGACACGATCCTCGCGCTGGCCAACCTCGCCGAGGAACAGGTGCCGCTGGCCTCGGGCAGGACCGAGGACCGCTATGCCTTCAACGGCGTGCTGGAGACCGAGGCCACCGCGGCCGAGAACCTCAACGATCTGTCCTCCTCCTGGGGCGGCTGGTGGACCTGCGAGCGCGGCCGCCTGACGGTCGGCGGTGCGGCCTGGGAGGAGCCCGCCTTCACCGTCACCGAGGACATGCTGACGGGCGGCATCCAGGTCACCGCGCGCAAGCCCTTCGAGGAACAGTTCAACACCGTGAAGGCGCAATATGCCGATCCGGAGAACGAACATGTCGTGACCGACCTGCCGGTGCTGGACAGCGCCACCTATATCGCGGCCGATAATGGCGAGCCGCTGGTGCTCGACATGGGCGAGCTGCCGGGCGAGACCGGCTTTGCCCGCGGCCAGCGGCTGATGAAGCTGGCACTCCTGAAGGGCCGCCGCCAGAAGCAGGTCACGCTGCCCTGTTCGCTCGCCGCCTGGCCGGTGCGACTGGGCGACAATATCCGGGTCTCGCTGCCGCGCCGGGGCTGGACGGCCAAGACATTCGAAGTCACCGGCCGCACCGTCCATATCGGCGAGGACGGGGTCCGCGTCACGCTGAGCTGCATCGAGACCGGCCCCGCGATCTTCGACTGGCGGACCTCGGAGGAGATGTCCAAGCCCGCGGGCGGTGTGCCCACCCTGCCCTCGCCGACCGCAAAACCGGTGGTGAGCGCGCCGACCATGACCGAGGAATTGTACGAGACGCGCGGCGGCGGCGGCATCAAGACCCGGGTGCGGCTGGCGGCCACGACCGACAATCCCTTCATCGAGGCCTGGCAGTTCGCCTGGCGTCCGGTAACGGCCTCCGAGCCCACGCTGCGCGGGCTCACCGACACGCCCGAGGACATGATCGACGATGTCGCGCCCGGCACCTATGCCTTCGGCGTGCGCGGGCGCAATGCGCGCGGCATCTGGTCGGACTGGGCCTGGGCGGGCGCCGCCGCCGTGCAGGGCGAGAATGCCCCGCCGGGCGCCATCACCGGGCTCTCGGTCCAGGCCTCGGGCGGCGCGGTCGCGATGCTGCGCTGGGACCGGCACCCCTCGCTCGACGTGCGCCAGGGCGGCCGGATCGAGTTCCGCCACGCGGGCGCGCAGGCAGGCGCCAGCTGGCAGAGCTCGACCGGCATCGGCAAATCGGTCTCGGGCGGGGTCACCGAGGCGACCCTGCCGCTCAAATCCGGCACCTATCTCGCGCGCCCCTATGACGCGATGGGCACGCCCGGCCCGGTCTCGGGGATCGCGGTCCGCGCCGCCTCGATCATCCCGACCACGACCGTCGCCACCCTGGCCGAGGCGCCGGGCTTTGCCGGGATCGCCGAGGGCTGCCACGCGGCGGGCGGCGTGCTGGCGATGGACGATGGCCAGACCCGCGCGCGCTATGCCTTCGCGGGCCGGATCGATCTGGGCGCGGTCCAGCCGGTACGGCTGATCTCGGATATCGAACTTCTGATCTCGGAGGCCCGGGACCTGTTCTGGCGCCCCTCCGGCACGGCGATGTGGACGCCGCCCGATGCGCGGCTCTGGCTCGGCTCGACGGATGCCTATGGCGATGTCGACCTGCAGGTCTCGGTTACCGATGACGCCCCAGAAACCGATACCGAAACCGCCCGCTGGGGGCCCTGGCAGAGCTTCGATGCCGCCGATTTCTCGGGCCGGTCCTTCCGCTTCCGCGCGGTCCTGAGCGTCGAGAGCCCCGATTACACCATCGGCATCACGGGCCTGACCGTGACCGCCCTCCAGGCCGCATGAGGATGACATGACCCAAGGCACCTATCTGCTCGACACCGGCCATACCAAGGCCCAGGCCTTCGCCATGCTGCAGGGCGCGCTCTCCGCGATCCAGAGCGGCAATGCCGGGGCCACCCCGCCCGCCGAGACCGCGGCCGGCATGGTCTGGGTCGACACCGCCACCCGCGCGCTGAAGATGCGCAACATCGCCAATAATGGCTGGATCACGCTGGGCGCTCTCGGCTCCGGCGCCTTCATCCCCTCGGGCGTCAACAAGCTGACCGAGGCCCAGGCGAAGGATGCGCTCTCCGACATCTACGGCGCGGTGACCGGGGCGATCCTGCGCGCCGCGATCCTGGCCCACGCCCCCGACGCTGTGATCCCGGGCTGGCACCCTTTCGACATGCTCCGCCCCGGCGACGGCGCCACCGGCCTGATCTGGAGCTATGACAAGGCAGGCAGCATCCAGAACGTGGAGACGCCCGAGTTCGAGGACGGCTACGAATACGCGCTGGTCTTCGAGGCCGTCGCCACCAACAAGACCACCTCAACCCTCCAGATCTCGGTCCGGCCGGAAATCACCGGCACCTGGTCGCCCTTCACGTCCTTCCCCGGGGCGGGCTTCCGCAGGGATGACGTCTGTTCCGGCATGCTGCGGCTGCCCATGCCGCGCCAGCCCCGGCTGGTCCATGGCTGCATCTGGGACGCGCCGCTGAAGGCCGGGATGGGGAACCTTGCCGTCACGACCGGCGCCCCCGAGGCCTCGGCGCTGAGTGCCGTCCGGGTCCGCTGGGCCGAGGGCGGGCGCATCAACGAGGTGTTCCGCACCGGCCGCGTCCGCCTGTTCAGGCGCCGCGAACACCTCACCGGCTGATCTGCCCTCCCATGACGAGGCCCGCCATGACCGTCACCAGCACCGCGCGCTCCGAGACCCCGGGCGCCGCCCTGCGGGGCGCGGCCCGCCCCCATCCTCCGGAGGCCCCATGCAGGAATTGACCACGCAGATCCGGGACTGGTGGGCGGTGATGCTCTCGCTGCTCGGGCTGGCCGTCTGGTCGGTGCGGCTCGAGGCGCGCGCCCGCACCAATACCGCCGCGCTCGACCGCGAGACCGCCCGGCTCGCCGAGGAGATCCGCGCCCTCGAGGCCCGCTGGCAGCGGCAGCGCGCCGAGGATCTCGCCGCCCGCCAGCGCGACCGCGAGGAGACCAACGCGCTGCTCCGCGAGCTTCGCGCCGACATCAAGACCGTCCTGCAGCGCGTCCCGCGCTGAGCCCCCAGCCACAGGAGTTTCCCCATGCACCTCGTGCCCCAGTGGCGCGCGCTGATCCGGCGCGCCTGGTCGATCCGTCTCATCCTGATCGCGGGCCTGCTCTCGGGCTGTGAGGCCGGGCTCTCGCTCGCCTCGCCCGATCTGCTGGGCATCCCGCGCGGCCTCTTTGCCGGGCTGTCGGCGCTGGTGACCGCGGCCGCCTTCGCCGCCCGGCTGATCGCCCAGAGGATGGAGTGAGCCGATGCGCAAGATCCTGAAACGCGGCGCGGCCGCCACCGCCCTCGCGCTGAGCTTTGTCGGCGGCAATGAGGGCCTGAAGACAGAGGCCTATCTCGACATCGTCGGCGTGCCCACCGTCTGCTTCGGCGAAACGCGCGGTGTGGAGCTCGGCGACAGCTACACGCCCGCCGAGTGCAGGGCGATGTTCGCGGACCGCCTGGCTGGGTTCGAGGCCGGGCTCGACCGGCTGATCGCGGATCCCGTCGAGGCCCTGATCCCCGCCCGGAGCTATGTCGCGATCCTCGACTGGGCCTATAATGTCGGGCTCGGCGCGGCCGCGCGCTCGACCCTGATCCGCAAGCTCAATGCGGGCGATCTGCGCGGCGCCTGCAATGAGCTCCCGCGCTGGCGTTTTGCCGGGGGCAAGGGCATTCGCGGCCTCCTGATCCGCCGCAACAAGGCCCGCCAGCTCTGCCATGAGGGGCTCGACGGTGTTCCCGCCGATGTCCCGTTCCGCTGGGAGGGCGCATGAGGGCGCTCCTCGCGGCGCTGCTGCTGGCCGGATGCGGCGGGCTGCCGGGGCCGCTGGGCCCCAACGTCGCCGCGAATGTCCAGGCCGGGGCCGAGAACGTGCAGGGCCAGAAGGTCGAGAACGCGCCTTCCATCCTGCGGCCCCGCGCCCGCGAGATCCGCCAGGAGCAATCCGAGAACCGTCTCCGCGCCGACCGCGTCGAGACCGTCATCGTCAACGAGATCCCCGCATGGATCGTGCTGGTCGCGCTGATCGGATGGATCGCGCCCTCGCCCGGCGAAATCGGGCGGCGGATCGGCGAAGCGGTGACGCGCCGCCGGGCCTGAAAGCACTCGCGAGCGCGACCATTTTGCTCGCGGAGGAGGAGGGATTAAAGGTAACATCCATCGGAAGACGTGAATACGCGGGGGGCACTGTTGACCTGGGACATTTCGAGACTGGCAGAGCCAGCCCGAGCGCTCGCGACGTTTGCCGGGGCGAACGAGTTGGTAGGCCTGCTGTCCAAGGGCGTCGTCGAACAAAGCCACCTCAACCGGCTCGTTTCCGACCACCTGCTTCGTGACCCGCGCCTCGCGCCGCCCGTCGATCTCATGGGCGCTGGACGGCTGTTGCCGCGCTATCAGGCTGTACCGTTCCTCCTCCGCGAGGCAGAGGAACGTGACTTTCTGGACTGGTGCCGCGACTCCTCGAAAAAGCTGGCCATCCGCCTGGTCACAGGCGGCTCCGGGCGCGGCAAGACACGCCTCATGATCGAACTTGTCGGAAAGCTGCGGGACGGCGCGTTGGTTGCACCCGGGCTGACGCGTTCGAACTGGGTGGCCGGTTTCCTCGCGACCGACCTCCTGGAACGGCTGGGCGGAATGCACCCTCGCTACGAGGTGCCCTTTGGCGCGCGGGGCGATCTCTTCATCGTGCTCGACTATGCCGAGAACAAGCGCCGTGAGGTAACCGCTCTGCTCAAGGCCGCGCTGGCGGCGCATGATGCCGGCCGGGGCGACCGGGTGCGGATCGTCCTGATCGCCCGCCACAATGCCGAGGTGTTCCAGGATCTTATGCGGCAGGAATCCGAGTTCGCCGGGCGTGGTCTCATTCAGATGCATGTCGATCCGCTGGCCCCCGTGCCCGAACCGCAAAACTTCTATGCCGCTGCCTGCGAGGCTTTCAGTGTCGCTGATGATGCCCGGGCCTATCCCGACAAGATCAATGCCGATTTCGGGCTTCTTTCCATCGCGGCGATGCTGGCCGCGACCACCGGGGACGCGCCGCCCTCGAACCAGACCGCGATTCTCGAGGACGCGCTGTCGCATGAGAGGCGCTACTGGATCGCGGCCGCCCGCGCGAAAGGTCTGCCGGAAGCCCTGGACGAGGCAGTCCTGGAGGGCATCGCCGCGGTGACGCTCTTCGGGCTGCAGGGCGCCATTCCCGATATCACGGCCGCGGCCGAGCTTCTTGCCGCGCTACCAAGGCTCGCCGATCAGGACATGAACACGCGACTGAAGATCGCTAAGATCGCGGCCGAACTCTATCCGCATCCGGCCGGGCATGTCGAAGGCGTGGCGCTGGATCTCCTGGGCGATCAAGCCGCAACCTCGATCCTCACGGCCCGCTTGGAAGCCGTGACAGGACTACGCTCAGAGCAGGTTACTGACGCCCAACTGGTCTCTGCCTTCACGCGGGCTGGCTGGATGGCGGCACGTGATGGCGATACGGTCAGGCCGCTACTCGGTGCGCTTTGCGACAGGTTCGGAGAGCGCGCCTTGCGCGCGATTTTCGACGTCGCGCCGAATGTGGGCCATCAACTCGGCGACCTGGCCGCGGATTGGGCTCTCGCAAGCAAAGAGTTCACTGTCTCTGCTGACCTCGTTTTTGGGCTTCCGGAACGCACGGTCGCACTTCGCAAACTTGCAGCCGTACTGACGCGGAAGGCGCTGGAGGCATCGAGCGGCGCCACCACCGAAATGCGCGCGGCTCTGACAAACGACCTAGCCTACCGGCTGTCCGCTATCGGGCAAAGAGAAGCGGCGCTGGAGGCAACCCATGAGGCGTTAGCGCTCTATCGCGACCTTGCCGAAGCCCGGCCGGAGACATTCACACCGGACCTCGCCGGGTCGCTGAACAACCTGGCCAACGGCCTGTCCGATCTCGGGCAGCGCGAGGCGGCGCTGGAGACGGCCCAAGAGGCGGTTGCGATCTGCCGCGACCTAGCCGAGGCCCGGCCGGAGGCCTTCACCCCGAACCTCGCCATGTCGCTGAACAACCTGGCCAACATCCTGTCCGATCTCGGGCAGCACGAGGCGGCGCTGGAGGCGGCCCAAGAGGCGGTAGCGCTCTATCGCGACCTCGCCGAGGCACGGCCGGAGGCCTTCACCCCGGACCTCGCCATCTCGCTGAACAACCTGGCCAACCGCCTGTCCAACCTAGGGCAGCGCGAGGCGGCGCTGGAGACGGCCCAAGAGGCGGTTGCGATCCGCCGCGACCTCGCCGAGGCCCGGCCGGAGGCCTTCACCCCGGACCTCGCCATCTCGCTGAACAACCTGGCCAACCGCCTGTCCAACCTAGGGCAGCGCGAGGCGGCGCTGGAGGCGGCCCAAGAGGCGGTTGCGATCCGCGCGACCTCGCCGAGGCCCGGCCGGAGGCCTTCACCCCGGACCTAGCCATCTCGCTGAACAACCTGGCCAACATCCTGTCCGATCTCGGGCAGCGCGAGGCGGCGCTGGAGGCGGCCCAAGAGGCGGTAGCGCTCTATCGCGACCTCGCCGAAGCCCGGCCGGAGGCCTTCACCCCGAACCTCGGCATGTCGCTGAACACCCTGGCCAACATCCTGTCCGATCTCGGGCAGCGCGAGGCGGCGCTGGAGGCCGCAAAAGAGGCGGTAGCGCTCTATCGCGACCTCGCCGAGGCCCGGCCGGAGGCCTTCACACCGAACCTCGCCGGGTCGCTGAACAACCTGAGCAACATCCTGTCCGATCTCGGGCAGCGCGAGGCGGCGCTGGAGACGGCCCAAGAGGCGGTAGCGCTCTATCGCGACCTCGCCGAGGCCCGGCCGGAGGCCTTCACCCCGGACCTAGCCATCTCGCTGAACAACCTGGCCAACATCCTGTCCGATCTCGGGCAGCGCGAGGCGGCGCTGGAGGCCACAAAGAAGGCGGAGATCCTGCGTAGCGGAGTGAAAGCTTGATAATCGCAAAACGCGAGGCCATCACGGAGCTCGTATGAGTTCCCCCGGCCCGGTCGGCGTTTAACCGGATCTTGGGGGCGCCCGGTAAAAGGTCCGTCCCATGCGCCGTCTCCTGTCCCTGCTTCTGCTGAGCCTGACGCTCCTGACCTGCGCGCCGGTCGCGCAGGCGCCGCAGAGCATTGCACCGGCCCCGCCCTATCAGCGCGCGGCCTTCGGCTCGGGCTGGACAGATCCGGACGGCGACTGCCTCGATACCCGCGCCGAGCTGCTGGCGGCTCTCTCCACCCTGCCGGTGCGGCTCGCGCCCTCGGGCTGCTCGGTACGCCACGGCCGCTGGTTTGCGCCCTATACCGGGCAGGTGGTCACCGAGGCGGGCGATCTCGACATCGATCACGTCGTGCCGCTGCGCTACGCATGGGGCCATGGTGCCGCCAGATGGCCCGCCGAGAAGCGCGCCCGCTTCGCCCGCGATCCCGTCAACCTGCTGCCCGTCAGCGCCTCCGCGAACCGCTCGAAAGGCGCGCGCGGGCCGCTGGACTGGTTGCCGCCGGATCCGGGGTTCCGCTGTCAGTATGTGCTAAGGTTCCGGCGGATCGCCGCGAGCTACGGCCTGGCACAGTCCGCTGCCGAGGAGTGGGAGCTGGTGGCGCTGACCGGGCGGCTGTGTGGGGCATAAGGGTGGGGAGTTGCCGTTCGCTGCGGATGCAAACAACGCCGCCGGACACTTCGATAGCAGCCATTCGCATAGTGCCAAGGAGTAAAATTTGAGGTAGGTTTGCCAGAGTGGGCCTTCTTCTGGGGTGCGTTGAAAGCGCTTTTTGAAGATTAGAATAGTTGGGAATTCATTTGATAGCATATCGAGGCAATGTTCCGCTCAGTGATGAGATTGAGTTGACGGCACATTTGGCAACCCTCCTACGCATGGAGAATATAGGTGTTTTGCTTGGGGCAGGTGCGTCTGTAGGGTGCGGCGGGAAAACCATGGCCCAACTTTGGGAAGACTTTAAGTCATCGTCTCAAAGCGAATATCTTTGGCTTTGCCGCAATAATTTTGTAGCCGCCCCTGTGCCGCCCGTTATGCCTCAAGCTGCCGCTGTGCCGCCCGTTATGCCTCAAGCTGCCGCTGTGCCACCGGGCATGCCTCAAGCCGCCCCTGTGCCACCGGGCATGCCTCAAGCCGCCCCTGTGCCACCGGGCATGCCTCAAGCCGCCCCTGTGCCACCGGGCATGCCTCAAGCCGCCCCTGTGCCACCGGGCATGCCTCAAGCCGCCCCTGTGCCACCGGGCATGCCTCAAGCCGCCCCTGTGCCACCGGGCATGCCTCAAGCCGTCCCTGCGCCACCGGGCATGCCTCAAGCTGCCCCTGTGCCACCGGGCATGCCTCAAGCTGCCCCTGTGCCACCGGGCGCAATTCAATCCGTACCACCAAATGTTGAGAGCCTTTTAGATACGTTGGCAATTGCGTTGGCGGAGTGGAAACGGGCAGGCTCAATCGAGAGAGTTGAGGGAGAGAAGGCCCGCGCTGCAATCTATCGAGCCTTAGTCAGAGCGTCTTTTCTAGACGAAAGTTGGTGGAATACTCCAGAGGGCGTCGCGCACAACGAGGACCGGCTGGCCGCTCACCGGCTACTTTTGCAACGCCTAACGTCCGCCAGACAACCGGGACAATCGTCTCCTTGGCTGTTCACCACCAACTATGACCTTGCCATTGAATGGGCGGCAGACTCAATTGATATGAACGTCATCAATGGCTTCTTGGGCCTCCATTCTCGTCGTTTCACCCCCCAGAGCTTTGATCTTGGGTTTCGGAATGTCCAGGCAAAGGGAGAGGCGCAGTTTGGGTCCTACAATGTCTATTTGGCTAAACTTCATGGCTCTCTGACATGGAAGGAAGTGTCCGGGCAGTATTATGAAATTCAAGCGACCGAAGCGCAGGGGGAAATCCAGTCCTTTGTAAAAGGGGCCACGGATAAGCTTGCCTTTACAGTTCTCCCTAGCGCCGCGAAGTACATTCAAACTGTTGGCTTCGTGTTAGGGGAGCTGTTTCGCAGATACTCTGAGTTTCTGTCTCGTCCACAGTCCGCCCTTTTAGTCTCAGGGTATGGCTTTGGAGATGAGCACATCAACAGGTTGCTTTTATCAGCGTTGCTCAACCCGACTTTCCAGTTAGTTGTTTATCTCCCCGAGTTTTCTGGGTTGGAAGATGTGTCTAAACTTCCAACAGCAGCGCAAAAACTGCTTTCCCTGCAAAGCCCGCGTGTAACATTCGTAGGTGGTGGAGGGGATGCCTATTTTGGGAGTTTCGTCAAACACCTTCCTGAGCCATCAATCTACAACGAAGATCTTCGGCAGCTTCAAGAAAGGCTAAAGGCTCTCGATGCAGCCACGAACCCAAGTGAAGGGGGTTCATTGTGATAGGTCGTTCACCAATTGGATATGTGGTTCGGATTGACGGGGCGGAAATCACTCTAAACGTTCTGGATCACCACCGGGGGATGGTCGCGGGGCATTCACATGGTGTGTCGATGGTTGCGGAGATTGGCAGCCTTTTGGGTATTGATGCGGGCGACCGCTTGCTGTTGCTTAGGGTTCGTTCGATCAGTTTTGCTGAACCTAATGAGGTTCATCGCCGATCCATGGGAAAAAGCTCGCTTTCGGCCGAACCCCTGCGCCATGTTGTTGGCGTTGTCGTGGGAAAACTCACCCGAAAGATCGGTAAACTCGAATTTGCGTCGGATTCACTGTCTACACCCGCCTTAGGGGCAATGGTCTATCCCCTTATTGCCGATGAGGAAAAGACGGTTCTTGGTCGCGACGAGAACGCGCCTACATCGATTCATTTGGGAAATGAGTTGCGCAGCGGAGCTCCAGTTCATGTGGATATTCAAAGTCTAATAAGCAAACACGTTGCTGTTCTCGGGAGTTCAGGGCAGGGAAAAAGCTGTTTTACAGCCGCCATACTCCAGCAAATTGTTAAGCTTCCGGGCTCGCGGACAGTCATATTTGATATCAACGGTGAGTATGAGCAGGCCTTCTCAGACAACGTAGAGCCGGGCTGGATCAGAACAACAAAGCTCGGAGAAGGCGGACTGAAAATTCCCTACTTTGCGCTTGGGCGACACGGCCTTCAAAGGCTCCTAATGCCAAGCGAAAAGACGCAAAGGCCAGCCCTGATGTTCGCCTTAGAATCGCTCAACCGGGCCAAATGGATCGAAGCCGGTAGCGGTGTCGGAATAACAGCTGATACCACACCATTCTTGTTCGATGACTGTCGAAGTGGAGATGCAACGCAGGCACAGCAGCGGATTTCGGCACTACGGGACAAGACGGCAAGCGAAGTGACCGTGTGGCCCCCAATGAGAGCTTTGGGTCCATTGATTGCGGAAAGCTACTCGCTGACTAACAGCAGGAATGGCTGGGAACGAAACGCATTTCAGTATGGGAATATTGCCCCGCTGGTAAACCGCATACATAGGTTCGTTGAAGACCCGATGTTCTCAGCAATAGTTGATACGGCTGGGGCGTCTCGTACGGCGCCGCTCAACTGGCGGCGCGAGGCCTCTGACCTAGTGGCAGACATATTCGGCGATGAGAGCTCAAAATGGAGAGTTCACATCGTTGATCTGCGACTGGTGGCTCACGACTTGATGCCGTTTATCCTGGGTTCCTTATTGGAGCTTTTCGCGTTTGAGATTTTCGAGCGAGGCCAAGACAAGAAGGTTCCCACTCTTTTGGTTTTAGAGGAAGCACACCATTATCTAAGACCCGTGGGGGTCGGAGAAAGCGACACCGGCAGTTCTTTGGCCTATGAACGACTGGCAAAGGAAGGTCGAAAGTTTGGATTGGCGCTCTGGCTGAGCACTCAACGTCCTTCGGAGGTATCTCAAACCGTTCTTTCCCAATGCGGCAATTGGATCTCGTTCCGGCTGGCGTCCGATAGAGATTTGGCGGCAGTGCAAGCATCGAGCGAATGGGCGGACAAACGAGATGTGAAAAGAATTTCTGGTCTTGCACGGCAGAACGCTGTTGCCTTCGGTGAGAGCCTAAGAATGCCTGTGAGCCTTATCGCTCCAACGGCATCGCCCACACCGAAATCAAGTGACGCCTCTTTCGACAAGTGGGCAGATGCCCGTGAGAATATGGCTTAGGGTATTATAATAGCTAATTTCTTACTTTATAATGAATGTCGGCAATGCGGACTGCGACTGCAGCATTGAACTGACCTACGCAAGGGCAGCTCTCGGCCGAGGCTGTGTGAAAACTTAGATTTCCTGAAAATGCGAAGGACGATTTCCCTTTTGGGCCGCCCCAGTTACCAGAATCGGAACGAAACTTCTCAGTACCGCCAGCGGGTGAGCACTATTTCGGAGCCAGCCATGTCCTATCGAGTTTTCACACAGCCTCGGCCGATGGCTACAGTCCAAACTCCATCGCAGCAAGGAAATCTTCGAACCCGCCTGCTTGCTCCGCTTCATAGTAGGCTTCATTCAGCACAAAAAGCGCAGCTTCCATCAACTGGGTATCACGATGGTTGTCGTGCTTTTTGTCGCCATGAAACAGATTGTTTCGAGCGGTTTTGATGCTTTGGAAGAGACTTATTGTATCGTATGGCGCAACAGGGTTTCCTGACCATTCCACGCCACCATCATTGGTCGTGACGAGGTGATCCGGAGGTGCCTCGAAGTATATTTTCGCTTCGTCAGAGTCCGCAATTCTTTGAAAGAACTTTTGCGGTAGGCGCTGAGCGAAAGTGTGCCAAGCGGCATCCGGGTAAGCCTCGCGGCGGAATCCGCCTTTCTTCATTGCATACTCAAACCGGCTAAACACGGCCAAGAGATCGTATCCTTCTTCAGCCAGTTTAGGCCGATAGTATTCTTCGAGCTTCATCCTGCACCTCATTGATTTGATGGAGGAGTGTATAAGGACATCCACGTGAAACTTCTGTTATTTTTAGCTGCGGGCAATGACCGCTTCCGGGAAAATGCAGCGCAGCAATGTTTATAGCACTGGATGACCGCTATCGGCAGGAAGCGCCCGAGCGGGTTGCCCCAGAGCCCATATCGGCCGCTCCGCTGCGCGAGAGCCAGGGTTGCAGTTCCAACTAAGCCCCATTGTTGACGGGAGCGATCCCGCTCATCCATCAGCCGAAGAACCTGAGCTGACCACATTCTCCGCTGACCCGGTGACGTACCTGGCCCATGCCTCCATCACCGGGCGGCGCCGCTCCAACAGATCCGAGCGGGCATAGGTCCGCTCGATCCGCCCACCGACAGTGTGTCCGAGGATCGTTTCGGCCACGTCGAATGAGCAAGCATCGGTGTCTTGCACCCACATGCGGAACGACGACCGGAAGCCGTGTGGCCGACCATCCTCCTTGAGCACGCGCAGGGCCTTCTCTATCGCCGCACTGGTGATCGGCGCACTGCGGCCGCCGGTGAACAGGATATCCCCAAACGCCTCTTTCTGCCGCTGCACGATCGCAAGGGCCGGATCGGTCAGCGGCACGCGAAATTCGCGAACGTGCTTCAGCGTCCCTTTCATCCGCTCCGGAGGGACGGTCCAGACGTCGCCGTCCACCTCAGCCGCCCTCGCGCCAGCGCATCCCATGTACCTGACCAGCGTCAGCATCATGAAGCGCAGGCACTCGTGTCCCACGGTCCCGGCGTTGAGCCTTGCGTAGAGCGCGGGCATGTCCTGCCATGGGGTAGCGGGGATGTGCTTCGGCGTGTGGATGACCGCCCCGAGCATCCGCTGCGCCGCCTCGGCCGAGAACGGGTCACAGCCGAATCCCATCAACCGCCCCTCATGCAGCACGATCCTGGTGCGTTGCAACGCCTTCTCGGCGGTCGGGAATTTCGTCCGCCAGATCGGGGCCAGGGCCCCCTTGATGTCCTGAGGGGTGATTTCGGAGACGCGCATCTTGCCGATGTGCGGTAGAATATGCCGCTCAAGAGGGGAAAACCACCGGCCGCGCTCGCCGCCGCCGCGCAGGGTGGCCTTCCGCGCCTCAAAGACGAGCTGCGCCATCTCTGCAAATGTGGGATCTGTGTTGTCGCGTTGGGCCTTGGTGGCGGCGCGCTCTTCCTTCCGCTCGGTGATCGGGTCTCGCCCGGCTCGCAGCACGGCCGCCCAGCGGTCTCGTTCCCGTCGCGCGTCGGCCAGGCCGACCTCCGGCCATGAGCCGAGCCCCATGTTGCGCCGCGTCCCAAGAAACGAATAGCGGAAGTTCCATTTCCCCGAGTCCTGCCTCGTCTTGATGAGGGACAGACCGCCTGCGTCCCCGTAGCGCCCCGCGGGCGCCGCCTTGATTTCCCTGACCGTCAGCAT